GTTCAATCTATGCGTTTCTAGGTCAAGAAGATCCATGGCCAACCGTGAATGGTGTTGAAACGCCAATTCAACCAACTGAAGACATGTATTACTTAAAGAAAACATTCAAAAACATGTTTGCTTTAAAACAATTGAACAGCAGTAATATTAGTTTGGTTCTACAGAGAGTGGACTGGATTGCAAATACTGTATATACCGCATACAATGATACATTAGACCTTCAAGCAAAAGACGAAAGTGGTTTGTTGAAGTATCAATTTTATATCAAAAATCGTTACGACCAAGTTTTCAAATGTCTATGGAACAACAATGGTGGCGTATCAACATACGAACCATTCTTTGAACCGGGAACATATCAAACCAACAACATTTTTGCTAATGCAGGCGATGGTTACAAATGGAAATACATGTATACCATTGATGCAGGCATGAAAAAAACATTCATGGACTCTGTTTGGATGCCTGTTCCAATTGGTGCAAACACTCCACAACCATATCTAACAACCGCAGGTTGGGGTGATATTGAAGTTATTAACGTAACCAACGGCGGTTCTGGTTACGATGCAATTAACGATTACATTGTTGTCAAAGTTAATGGTGATGGTGCGGGTGCAGTAGGTAAAGTATCAGCATCTCAAGTTGTTAATGGTAGTATTGTTGATATTATAGTTCCACAAGGTGGTTCTGGCAACAACTACACCTATGCTAATGTGACTGTTACTGCATACACATCTTCCAATCAAAAATACTTGGCACCAGTAACAACTCAAGCCACTGCTATTGCACCTACATCTCCAGTAGGTGGACACGCATATGATCCTCCATCTGAATTAGGTTGCAGTAACATTATGTTTGCTGTTGAATTCAATGGACAAGAAGGTGGAGTAATTCCAACTGATGGTGTTGTATATCGTCAAGTTGGTCTACTAATTGACCCACAAGTCTATGGTAACACTACTGCCACGTTGGCCACGGGTTCAATTTACAACACAGCATTACAAGTCCAGTGCGCTTTTGGTCTAGGAACTTATATTCCGGATGAAATTGTAAATCAGTATGATAATGCTTCACCACCAAACTTGTTATTTTCAGGTACAGTTTTAAGTTTCAACACATCAACCAATGTATTACAGTTGATAAATACGAATGGAACTTTTGAATTGGGTCAGGCTATCACTGGTGTTCTATCTGGATGTTCCAGAACTGTTTTCAATGTGACTGAACCAGAAATTATACCATTCTCTGGATATCTAACATACATAGAGAACCGTCAAGGTGTCCAAAGAAGTGATGACGGCATTGAACAATTCAAGTTTGTATTAGGTTACTAAAGGAATAAAATGGCTTTAAATTTCGATGCGGGTCCGTACTATGATGATTTCGACCCAAGCAAAAACTTCCACCGTATCTTGTTCAAACCTGGATTTTCAGTTCAGGCTCGTGAACTAACACAATCACAAACTATCTTACAGAACCAGATTTCTGAGTTTGCTTCTGCAATTTACTCTCAGAATACTCCTGTAACAGGTGGACAAGTTACAACAAACTTTGGTTGTTACTATCTGAAACTCCAACCAACATATAATGGTGCGACTGTTGTTGCTGCAAACTTTGCTAACCAAGTTATTTTTGATTATCAAACCGGTACAATTCTTGCAAGAGTTATTGCAACTGTTGAAACTACAGCTAGTGGTTCTACTGCTGGTGACCCACCAACATTGATTGTTTCATATCTATCTGGAAACCATTTTACTGATGGTTTGACCATCCAGACCACAGGCGAAACAACATTCTACGCAACTATTGCCAACTCCGATCCAGTTACAAATAACTATTCTACAGGTTTATCTTCTACAGCATCTGTGGCAAACGGTGTATTCTATATTGTTAATGGTTATTCACAATCTCCATCAACTGGCCAAATCTATTCTATTGGTAACTTCGTTGATGTTACTCCACAAACAATTGTTCTAGACAAATACGATAACACTCCAAACTGCCGTATCGGTCTGGAAATCACTGAAACAATTTACGACTACGTTAATGACGCTTCGTTGTTGGATCCTGCCATTGGTGCATCCAACTATCAGGCACCAGGTGCAGACCGTTATGTTATTAACTTGAGTCTGGTTTCTTTGCCATTGACACTAGGTAACGACCAAAGTTTCATTGAATTGGTTCGTGTCGTTAATGGACAAATCGTAAGTCAAGTTGATGGTACAGTATATTCAACGTTGGATGATTACTTTGCAAAACGTGATTATGAAACCAATGGTGATTACATTGTCAATGATTTCAAACTAACTCCTTCTGCAAACGCTCAAGGTGTTGCATCCGAATACGATTTGGGTATTAGTAAAGGTATTGCATACGTTCACGGTTATCGTATCGAGGCACAATCTGGCCAGACTATAACCAATAAACGTGCAAGAGATGTAAACGCAATTGTTGAAAATGCTGTTTATGTTGACTACGGAAACTACTTCACCGTAGATACTGTTGGCGGCATCTTTGACGTTGGCCAAATGCAACAAGTCAACTTCCATTGTGTTGGTTCTGCAAACGTTAACTCTACAAATGCAACAACCTACAACTCAACTTTAGTTGGTACTGGTTTCATGCGTGGTTTGGAATATGTTACTGGTACAGGTAGTAACACAAAATCTTACATCTATAATGCATATGTTTCAGACTTTACTGCAACCACAGTAAACGGAACTGCAAGCGGTGGTACTCCTTCAACATTGGTCGTTACAGATTCAGCTGGTCTATTCTCAAGTGTTGCAAATGCTTACTATGGTTTAACAATTACTGCAACTACAGGTGCGGTTGTTGACGTTCGAACTGTTACAAACTATCAAGTTTCAGGTTCAACCAAAACATTTACTGTTTCTACTCCATTTACAGTAAATCCATCTGGTTCAACAGCAGTAGTAATCAATTTCAATCCAACAAACGTAAACTCAATTGTTACTGCAAATTCAACCTATGCATTGACCGCTAACGCAAACATCAATGCCGCATTTGGTAAGTATCAAGGTGTTGGTACAAACCCAACAGTATACAATAACTCCGGTAGTCCAGAGTTGGTGTTCCCAATTGGTTATCCATTCGTTGCTAACGTTTCTAGTTCTAGTTACTATTCTACCCGTGTGTATAGAAACAAAACCATTAACGGTGGTTCTCTAACACTATATTCCACATCTGGAAATAGTGGTGTTCCTCTATACTTTGAAGGTCCAACTGGTGCACAAACTGGTACCGTAAACCAACAAAACTTTATTGTTATCAATACTGCTACAGGTAACGTACTGGACTTCACCACATCTGGAAACACCATCAATATTGATGCAAGTAGAACCTTTGCAACAATTACTTCTGCAACATACTCCGGTATGACTGTTGACATTATTGCTAATGTGAGTGTTAATAATGGTGATAACGCACAGTTCGTCTTGAAGGCCAAAAACTTAGTTAAAGGCAATACAGCATATGGCAGTTCTTCATTGACTACTGTGACTGGTACGACATCAGTTGACTTGACTAAAGCACAAGCATTGATTGCTAAGAGTGGTGTTTCATACGGCGCAAAAATGTCTTTGTATGTAAATGACATTAAGAAAATTAGAAAAGTGTATGACACAGGAACAACAGGTGCTTCTATTAGTGGTGTTGCATTGTCCACATTTACTGATGTAACAAACTACTATACACTAGACAATGGACAAAGAGATTCACACTACGATTTCGGTTCTGTCTCATTGATTCCTGGTGCACCATTGCCATCTGGAAACATTTTGGTTGTCTTTGATTACTATTCTCATAGTGCATCTGGAGATGGTTACTTCAGCATCCAGTCTTATACCGCAATTGCTTCTGGTGGTGCATCTTCATCTCCAGAAAACTATCCAGAAATTCCAGTTTATACTGCAAAAGATGGTAACTTCTACAAACTATCCGATTGCGTAGACTTTAGACCATGCCGTGTTAATGCACAGACAGCATACATCTGGGAATTCTCAACAGGTTCACAACCATCAGGTTCTTCTGGTTTGGCCGCTGACGTTGGTATGTTGATTCCACAAAACTTGACCAACTATCAAAGCAACTATGGTTACTATCTGGGACGCCAAGACCGTTTGGTGTTGACAAAAGATAAGAGTTTCCAAATTGTTCAAGGTACTCCATCTGTAAGTCCTTCGCTACCAACACAACCAACAGGTTCATTGTTGTTAGCTAACTTGTTGCATGATCCATACACCGCATACGTTCCTGGTGAAGGTCCTGCCGGTGTTACATCAAACTTGTCTATCAACAAGGTACTACACAAACGTTGGGCTAAGACAGACATTACTGACCTAGAAACACGTATCAATAACTTAGAATACTACACTTCATTGAGTGTATTGGAATCTACTGCTGCTTCTACACAAGTTATGGACAACCATGGCGTTTCTCGTCCAAACTATGGTATTCTAGTTGATGACTTCTCTGGTTACTCTACTGCTGATACAGGCAATGCAGACTATGCTGCCAATATCAACACAAGAAAAAATCAAATGTCTGCAATTCAGACTGTTAATAACTTCCAGTTGCAAAACCCTGTTGTTTTGAACAGTGTTGGTACTTCTACTGGTACCAACACATATACTATTAATAGTGTTGAAGGTACACAGACAAATATCTTCACATTACCATACACAACAAAGAGTATTGCTTCTCAACCATTGGCAACAAGTGTTGTATCTGTTAATCCTTTTGCTGTTGTTAATCAACAAGGTGTTGCAAAATTAACTCCTCCAATGGACAATTGGGTTGATAATACTCAAGCACCTGCACTATTGGTCACAGACCCATCATTGCAAGTATATCAAGCAACTAACGGTGTCAACTTATTAAATGCTGGTGACTTTGCAACCATTCCAGGTACATCGTCAACAATTTCAACCTCTGCCAGTGTTATGAACCACGGCAATCCAAACGTGAATAGTCCGTTTGGTCCTGTTGTCGGATATACAGCATCAACAACCCAAACATATGCAAGTCAGTTGCAAAACACAACTTCTGGTGCATATAGTCCAGTTTCGTCAACATTCGCATCAAACAATGGTTACTTGACCAACATTGCTGTGTTGCCTTATATTCGTCCACAACAAATCGTTGTACAGGCACAAGGTCTATTGGTTAATACTCCATTGACAACTTGGTTTGATGGTACAAATGTTGACCAATATATTACTTCACCTAATACAATTGAATTGACCAATGTATCATTACTAAATGGTGCATCTGTTGGATTCCAAAAGGGTGATGTTGTTGGTTTCTATATTTCTAACAGTTTCTATCCTGTTGCTCGTGTATTGCAAGTATACAACTATCCAAATGGCACTTCTGTTCGTTTGTATGTTGCAGAAATTGTTACTGCACCAAACAGTGTAGGTTCAACATCACTACAAAACGGCACATTTGATGTTAACGGAACTTATGTTCCTAACTCAGCAACTGCTAGAGGTACAGTGCCAGCAGGTGCTGTTGTAAGTATCAGTCTATCTGGAGAAATCTCTGGTGTTGGTGGTGGTTACGCAAATACCTTGAACGGTGGCGCTGTTACAAACTTATACTTGACACCTATTACACAAGGTTACTGCTCATTCTTGAATCAATATGGCGTATGGGGTGATCCAAATAACAGCACTTCTTATATTGCTGCATTCCCAACACCATTGGTTTCAGGTGCAACTTATACTTTGACCGTGTCTTCCTCTGGTTCTGCAACAGTATATCAAAACGGCACTTCAATTGGTTCAAGTTCTAGTTCAGCTTCTATATCAACAAGCACATTTGTTGCTGCAAGTTCTAGTCCAACAATTAGTTGGAATGCAACAAGTTCTGGTTCAACAGAATCAGCGTTTGCTATGACAATTACCGATTCTTCTGGTACTGTTGTATTCTCATCATTGACACCACCCAATTTGACATACACCAATGTTGCTTCACAAACAGTAATGTATGGTGGTGGTGCATATTTCACAAATGCAAATACAATCTATCTTGGACCAAATGCATCTTCAGTTAACAACTATTATGCAAATTCACAAATCAGTATTACTACCAAGTATGTCTATTCATTGAATATTGCATCAACTTATGTTCCTCCTCCTGCAATGGATTCTGGTGGCGGTGGTTCTGGTGGCGACACTGGTGATGGTAGTGGTTATGGTTGCGTTGTTGCAACTGAATTGGCTAAACAAAACAATGGTTGGTCTAAACGTGACATGTTGCGTTTGATGAGTTGGTCATTCAAAGAACTAGACAAAACCACCACTGGTAACATCCTACATAGAGGTTATCAAGTTATTGGTCCAAACTTCTTGTTGCCAATCGTTAAGAAACGTGGAACTATTTCTGCAAGATATATCAAATGGTCTTTCAATCAGTCCATAAATATGCTTCGAGGCAAGGAATACAATAAGATTTCTATACCAAATAGTTTGGCTTGGATGTCTGCAATGTTTGTAACTGGACTATATGTTGTTACTAAAGAACAGGCTAAAGCAAGTTGGAAATCACTATTCAAGAAATTGGGAAAATAAATGACAACACAAGTTCTCCAAAGTATCCAAAATTATACTGCAAACATCACATCGTATAATGGTTCTTCTCATATTGCCGTACTGGACCAACCTGTAAACGTTTCTTTGGGAATTAATAGCACCTATGGTGATGTAAATTCTACATATACGATTCAGGGTTTGCAAACTAACATTGCTAATGCTATTAGTGCAGGTAAACCATTACAGTTAGCCACCGATGAGGCAGGCAACTTTATTGGTATATTCAATGTGCCACCTGGAACATTTCAAACTGGTAGCAGAGTATTCCGTTTAGATAATCGTACTGTGATGACAGACCAAACTACTGCAACAACTTATGCAGAAGCAACATTTACTGCATCTGGTTTGGCCACAAATTCACAACAATTGGACTTTGCACCTTCTGTTGACTCATCTTCACAAACTTTTACTCAAGTAAGTCAACTACCTTCACAACTAATCAGCACGATTACCACATATTCACCTTACGATCCTATTGCTCAGACATTCATGATTTCGCAAGGTAACTATCCAAATGGTGCGTTCTTGAATGGTGTGAAGTTGTTCTTCCAATCTAAACCTTCCAACAATGTACCTATTACAGTTTCTATCATTCCTACATTGAATGGTTATCCAACTGGTGGTGCATTGAGTTATTCAACAGTAACTTTGCAATCAAACCAAGTTGTAACATCTTCTGCACCACATTATTTGGATCCAACAACTTACACCGAATTCATGTTTGAAGCACCAGTTTATGTTCAACCTGGTGTTTTGTATGCGGTCATGATTAAGGCTAGTTCACCTGATTATACATTGTATTACGCTCAACAAAATCAGATTGCTATCCCTTCCACTGCTAAAGCAAATCCAACTGATGCAAATCCAACCAACCCAACTAAAGTTGGCGCAGCACCTTACATTGGTGCATTGTTTGAATCACAAAACTCCATTACATGGACTGCCGACCAAACTAAAGATTTGATGTTTGTTCTAGACCAATGTGTATTCCAACAAACAACAGCAACAGTTCCATTTGTTGTACCACAAGGTTTGCCATACAGAAAAGTGGCAGGTCAGGACTTGAAATATAAATTGGATGCTAACACCGTATCTAACTTATATGGTAACTTCTCTCCTAATCGTTCCGTTGACGCCTTGAACGTTTCTACAACCGACTTTAGTCCAACAGGAACAGAAATTGGTTACTCATATCAAGCAACATTAAAAGGAAGTTTGAACCAAACTCCTATTACACCAATTACACCTGGCCAATTAGGCACAGCAATGCCAGACCACGTTTATTTGAACGATGGCCAAGGCGAACGTGTACTTAACAAATATACAAGCAACTCGTTCTCATTGTTTGCTACAATGACCACAAACGATCCAAATGTTTCTCCAATCATTTCTGATGACGGCGTTTCATTGTTTGCAATCAAGTATATCATCAACAACATGGGTATTGGTAACAATGTAATCTCTGTTGTTAATGGTGGTACAGGTTACGGACCAAATGCTTCTATTACAATTACCAATCCAGACACAGGTTCTTCTACACCGGCTCTAGGATTCACGACAAATACATCAGGTTCTATTACCAATGTGTATTCAATTTCTCCTGGTGCAGGTTATCTGACAACACCAACCATTACAATCTATGACCCAACAACAAGAAGTGGCAATGCTAATGCCATTATTTCTGTTCACGGTGAAACAGATTCTTCTGGTGGTAACTCATATGCAAAATACTTCACTAAGAAAGTTGTATTGGCACCAGGTAATGATTCTGGTGACTTACGTGTCTATCTTGCTGCATATCAACCATTGGGAACAGGCATCTATGTTTACTACAAGATTTTGAGTTCACAAGATTCTTCACCATTCGAATCTGGTAAATGGCAGTTGATGACTTGCACAAACAACTTTACAACATATTCTACAAACAGAACTAATGTTATTGAATATGAATATGCACCTGGTGTATTCTTGTCCAATCAAGCAAACAATACCGTGTCTTACACAAACACAAGTGGTCAAACATTCACATCATTCAACCAATTTGCAATCAAGGTTGTATTGGCATCCGATGATCCAACAAATGTTCCTTACTTGTCTTCATTGACAGCGATTGCTTTGCCACCAGGAACAGGAATGTAATATGGCTTTAGTCAAGATTCCTAATACTAAATTCATGAGGGACACCAATAGTATGGCCCTCCTGCCTATAGACAATACTGAAAAGAATGAGTACCAAGCTAAATTGAGAATGGCAAAGGTCCAAAAAGAAGAAATAAATAAAGTGAAAACAGAAATTATCAGCCTCAAATCTGACATGAACGAAATCAAAGATTTGTTGCAGCAACTAATAGGTAAAGGTTCAAATGGCTAATACAGTACCAGTCGTAAGTTATGCCAATACGTTTGGTGATTTGATTGCATCAAGTCAAAGCGTGGCAGGTGAGGTTAACACTCTAGGGTTTGGTAACTATACTAAGAATTCTGGTACTTTGACACTTCAAGGTGCTGGGTATAGTTTATCTGTTGCCAATAACGTATTGATATCTGGAAACCTACAGGTTCAAGGTACCGGTTCTTCAGGTTATATCCAAAATAACTTGACTGTTGGTCCTTCTATACCTCAGGCAACTGGCGGCGGTTCTCTTTATCTAAACAATACTGTTATCAGTTTGATTGCAGCAGGTGTTGCATACATGAATGGTACCGTGTATGTTTCCAACACAGGTCTAGGTCTAGTTGTTGCAAATAACACTCGCATGGGTGGTTATCTAAGTGTATCTGGAAATACCTATATTTCTAATAACCTAACCGTTACAAGTTGGATTAACAACTACACCACAACATATGCAAATACTGTTGTAGCCAACTTAGCCTCATATACAACAACAGCAGTTGCAAACAGTAACGTATTCACAGGTATTCTTACTGCTAACACCAACATCTATACAGCAGTTGCAGTAGCAAATAACTCCGTATATACTAACATTGCAGTCGCTAACAGCACAGTATACTCAAATACTTCTGTAGCAAACAATAACGTATACACCACTATTGCAGTTGCTAATAGTTCTGTTTATACTGCAACATTGGTTGCAAACTCCAATGTATTCACAAATACACTGGTTGCAAATACAAATCTATTCACAACCATCGCTGTAGCAAATAGCACCGTCTATACCAATACTGCGGTTGCAAATGCAAACGTATTTACTGCTACTTTGGTTGCTAATAACAACGTTTACACTGGTATTGTAACTGCAAATAGTGCTGTTTATACTGGTACATCAGTCGCAAATAACTATTTGTATACAAATATTGCGGTTGCAAATAGCACAGTTTATACTAATACTTCTGTTGCAAACTCTAATGTATTTACTTCTACATTGGTTGCAAACAATAATGTGTTTACAAATTACGCAGTTGCTAACTTGGCAATGTATACAGGTACTGCTGTAGCAAACAATAACGTATACACAAACTATCTACAAGCAAATACACAGGCAAATACAACAACACTAAGTGTTACTGGTACTGCTTTTGTAAACAACCTACAAGCAAACACTCAAGCAAATACAACAACATTGTCTGTTACTGGTACAGGTTTCTTGAATGTTGTACAGGCAAATAGTGCAGTTAACACCACCACATTAAGTGTAACTGGTACTGGTTTTGTTAACGTATTACAGGCCAATTCGGCAGTTAATACTACAACATCAAGTGTAACAGGTACAAGTTTTACAAATGGTTTACAGGCAAATGCATTTGTTAACACAGTAACTTCTGCTGCATCTGGAACAAGTTTTGCAAACATCCTGCAAGCAAACACCGTTGTTAACACCCCAACATTGAACACAACAGGTACTGGTTACTTGAATGTAGTACAAGCAAACTCTGCTGTTAATACAACTACAATGAGTGTTACTGGTACAGATTATGTTAATGTAACTCAAGCAAATTCAGCAGTTAACACCGCAACATTAAGTGTAACAGGTACTGGTTTTGTTAATGTGTTGCAAGCAAACACCGTAGTTAATACTGCAACAGTTTCTGCAACAGGTAATGCATATGTTTATGCGTTAGTTGCCAATAATGCGGTTAATGCTGCTTCAATATATGTATCTGGTAAGACACAACTAAACGGTCAAGCAAACACAACTAATGACCTTGGTATTGGTGGTAATTTGTATGTTCCAAATGTATTGAACATGACACCAATTACTTCCAGTGCAAACATTTATAATTTGACTGCGAGTACAATGACTGTTTTGGGTAACTTTATCCAACAAGGTCAAACAATCTATCAATCTGGAACATTCACATTGTTTGGTTTGGTTCCTATTACTGGTGGTAACTACGCACAATATACAGTTAACAGAAGTCCAGGTGCAAATGCTGCAATTCGTTGGAATGAAACTGCAAAATATTGGGATATCTTAGACGTTAATTCTGGTGGCCAATATTCGCAAATCATGACTGCGAATATGATTAGTACAAGTACAACATCCACAAGCAGTTATTTGGTACCAACCGTACTAACAACAACAAGCATCTTTACAAGAGCAAATAGTTCTGTTGCATCTATTACTGGTACAGATTCTTCTTCTGTATCTGGAACAAATCCTGGTGGTGTATTGACGATTGCAAGCGGTAACGGTGTTACTGCAACCGGTTCTGGTACAACATTGACAATTAGTACACCACAAGATTTGAGAACCACTGCATCTCCAACATTCGCAGGAGCAACGTTAGGAACAGCAACAGTTAGTGGTCAGTTGAACGTTAACGGTAACTTGAATGTTTCTGGTAGTGCAACATATGCAAACACTACAGTATTCCAAGCAACAGGTTCACTACTTGAACTTGCTGCTAACAACGTAACTGATACAATCGATATCGGTTTCTACGGACAATATGGTTCTACACCAAGTTTTGCTGGTCTTGCAAGAAAAGCAGGTTCAAGTTTCTACTTGTTCCAAGGACTAACAACAAAACCAGGTACTTCAGTTGGTTCAATCCCGCCTGCAAACTTCGCTACTTTGAATGCTAATATTGCGGCAGGTTCTATTACATCATCACAACCAATTCCTGTATCTTCTGGTGGTACCGGTGTACAAACAATAACTGGTTATGTTTATGGTAACGGAACAGGTTCAATGTCTGCTTCTACAACAATACCATCTACTGCAATTACAGGTTTGGCAACGTCTGCAACAACAGATACAACGAATGCTTCGAACATTACATCTGGAACATTGGCCGCAGGTAGATTAGCAACATCCGGTGTAACAGCAGGAACTTATGGTAGTGCATCAGTAGTTCCAGTTCACACAGTAGATTCTTATGGTCGTGTAACTTATGCAGCAAACGTAGCAATTGCTATTGCATCTGGTGCAGTTTCTGGATTGGCAGCCTCAGCAACAACAGATACAACAAATGCAAGTAACATTACTTCCGGTACATTAGCCGCAGGAAGATTGGCAACATCTGGTGTGTCAGCAGGAACTTATGGTGCATCAACTGTTATTCCACAAATTACTGTTGATGCTTACGGTCGTGTGACAAGCGTCACTTCGATAACTGGTCAAACAGGACCGACTGGACCAACAGGACCAACAGGACCTACTGGTGCTACTGGACCTACAGGTCTTACAGGACCAACAGGACCTACAGGACCAACTGGTGCTACAGGTCCAGGTGGACCAACAGGACCAACTGGTGCAACTGGACCAACAGGACCAACAGGACCTACTGGTGCTACTGGATTTACTGGACCTACAGGACCTACTGGACCTACAGGTGCAACAGGTCCTAATGGTCCAACAGGACCAACAGGTCCTACAGGACCAACTGGTGCAACTGGACCATCTGGACCTGGTGCAAACCAATCATTGAATACAAACAGTAACGTACAACACTTGTCATTGTATATTGGTAATTCATATGGTGCAACTTATCCAAGTGGCGCAATCACTGCTGAAAATAACATCACTGCATACTATTCTTCTGATAAGAAATTCAAAGAGAACATTAGAGAAATTCCTAATCCTCTAGAAACTGTAGATGCAATTGGTGGTAAATTGTTCGATTGGAGTGACGAATACCTAGAACAACAAGGCGGCGAACACGAATACTTTAGACCAAAATCAGACTTTGGTGTTATCGCTCAAGATGTTGAAGCAGTATTCCCAGTTGCTGTAAGAACAAGAAAAGATGGTTCGCTTGCTGTTGACTATGAAAAATTGGTTGCACTTGCATTTGCTGCAATTAGAGAATTGAAAGCAGAAGTAGAAGAACTGAAGAAAGGTAAATAAAATGGCCGCAAGTTACGTAGACCAGTACCTAGAACAAGGTTCAACATTTACCAATCAACTGACACTCACAGATTCATATGGTAATCCATATAATTTGAGTTTGTTTACTGTACAGAGTCAAGCAAAGAAATCCTACATCACTTCTAATGTTGCAATTAATTTTGTATCCACAATTAGTGATGCAGCAAATGGTGTTGTGACACTTTCTTTGCCTGCAACCACATCATCTACTGTACCATATGGTGAATTTGTTTATGATGTTATTATTACAGACCCATACGGTGCAGTTACCCGTGTATTGGAAGGTCGTGTTTTTGTATCGCCAGGCGTAACAAATATTACAACATCATATGGTACTGATGCATAATGCCAATTGTTACCGTAACACCTTCTAGACCAATAAGTGTAAGTGTTGGTGGAAATCAACGTTTAAATACGAATATTTCCCAAAACGCAGCCATAACTATGGCTACGGTAAATCAAGTAAACAAAGAAACCGTCCAGTCTTCTACAATCTTTGTTGGTTTATCTGAATACTCCAACGTTACACCAGGAAATGCAGGAAATGTTGTTATCGTCAATGATAACACATCAAATACCACTGGATTTATCAACTTTACTTACGATACATCTGGAACAGCCAATAATTTATATACATCCAACGGTCACCTAACATACGTTCCATCATCTGGATTATTGGGTTCTGGTGGTCTACTTATCAGCAAGATAGCAGAAGTTACATCTAATACAGTATACTTAACTTCACCAAACGTTCTGTATACGATAGATAGTTTTTCTTCTATGGATTATAGAAGTGCTTTCTACCAAATACAGATTGAGAATGCAGAAAACTTTGAAGTATTGACCTTAAATGTATTGAATACCGATGATGGAGTTACAATTACACCATATAGTGTAACCTATAATAATTATCCATTGGGCAACTTCAATGCTGCTTTGATAAATGGAACAGTATACGTTTACTACAATCCAAATTATCAAGGAACAAATTTAACATTTATTCGTAACATCATTTCTAGACTGGAACAACCTGCGCCATCTGGAGATTTGGGTTACGATGCTGATCCGGCAACTGTATTTTACGACTTTGGATATGATAGTATTCATGCCACATTATTCTACGATAATGGATATGTTTGATAAATACACGGTAGTCGAATTAACTAAGGTTTAAGAATGTCAACACAATTACAATTAAGAAGAGGCAATACAGCACAGACAGTAGTTTTCACAGGTGCGATTGCTGAAGTTACTGTTGATACAGATAAGAGTGTAATAACTGTTCATGATGGCACAACACCAGGTGGACATTATCTTGCCTCTCAGTCATTAACTTATTTGTCATTCGCACAGGCCAACGGTGCATATGCACAGGCAAACGCATCTTATAATCAAGCAAACAATACAGGCGCAATTGCTACGGTTGCATATACTACAGCCTCTTATGCAAGTAATACATCCAATGCTGCGTTTATCGTTGCTAATTCAGCATATAGTCAATCGAATACAAGTCTATCTCAAGTTACCGCTGCATATACAACTGCCAATTTAGCATACGCACAGGCAAATGCAGCATTTACCGCTGCAAATAGTGGTGGTTCAGGTCTTACAGTCGCAAATGCAGCTTTTGCTCAAGCCAATGCGGCATTTACTGCGGCAAATTTTGCACTAGGACAAGCATCTTTAGCATTAACAAACTCCACAACTGCAAGTACATTTGCAAACTTGGCATTTGGTCGTGCTAACGGTGCTTATGGTGTGGCAAATACTGCACTACAAAATACATCTTCTGTAATGTTCATGGGAAGCATTAGTGTTCCAGGACAAGCAAACGTTAGTCAAAGACTTTCTGTTGGTACTGGTGCATATACAATTCTTCCTAATCTGATTACACAGTTCACAGGCACATCAGATTTATATTCTCAGGTCAATCAACAGAACTTGAGTGCAAATGGTACTGGCGACTTCGTGGTTACTTCCAGTAACGGTTCCGATACAGTCAATTATATTGACATGGGTATTGCCGGCAACACATACAATAATGCCGCATACAATGCGTTCTCATTTGTACAACCAAATGATGGTTATTTCCTTGTTATTGGTAATGCAGGTCAAAACTATGGGGGTAACGTCTATTACGGTACATATGGTTCTGGTGCAGGTGCTAATGCAGTTGGTGATATCGTATTCGTGCAAAGTCAAAACGGTACTGAAGTTGCTCGTTTCAAATTAAACCAAGGTTTGGTAATCGAGACAGGTACAAATTCTACCAGCACATCAACTGGTGCCTTGGTTGTTCAAGGTGGCATCGGTGCAAACGGTTCAATCTATGGTGGTTCACTATATGATTCAGGTGTTCGTGTAATTACTACTGCACAATCAGCATTTACACAAGCAAATACTGCATTTAATTATGCAAATACACTTGCAACAAACATCACAAGTGCTCAATCATTTGCCAATGGTGCTTTCGTACAGGCAAATGCAGCGTTTGGTGTAGCGAACTCTGGTGCTTCTTTTGCTAATGGTGCATTCACACTTGCTAATACACATACAGCATCAATTGCATCAGCACAATCATTTGCCAATGGTGCTTTTGTAACTGCTAATGCAAGTTTCATTACTGCAAACTCAGCAGCATCTTTTGCAAACGGTGCATTTGTTCAGGCCAATGCAGTATTCACACTAGCAAATACTTACACAACAACCATTGCTTCTGCACAATCATTCGCTAATGGTGCTTTTGTACAAGCAAATGCCGCATTCGGTGTAGCAAATTCTGGTGCATCATTCGCTAACGGTGCTTTCACCACAGCAAACGCAGCATTCACTTTTGCAAATACATTACCAGGCACAATTACGGTTGTTGGTGGTTTTGCAAATGGTGCATTCACGACCGCAAATGCAGGTTTCAATGCAGCAAATAGTGCCGCATCTTTTGCAAATGGCGCTTTTACTCAGGCCAATACTTCTCAGACAACAGCAACATCGGCAGCATCTTTTGCTAATGGTGCTTTTGTACAGGCTAATGCGGCTTATATTGCTGCAAATAATAATGGTATATTTGCGAATGCAGCATTCATTCAGGCAAACACAGCGCAAGCAACAGGTGTTTCATCTGGAGTTTTTGCTAACGGCGCATTCATTACAGCAAACTCTGCTGCATCTTTTGCTAATGGTTCTTTCTTACAGGCAAACGCAGCATACTCTACTGCAAATAGTGGTTTTTCTTTTGCTAATGCGTCTTATGCATTTGCAAATACTCTATCAGCAAATATCGTAAGTGCACAGTCATTTGCTAATGGTGCTTTCTTACAAGCGAATGCTGCATTTGCATTAGCGAATTCTATATCTGCTGGTTCTGTTGACCAAATAGCAAGAAACACCGCTAATGCGGCATTCTTGCAGGCAAATTCTTCTTTTTCTACCGCAAACCTGGCATACTCACAAGCAAATATTGCTTTCAATACTGCAAACAGTTCTGGTTCATTTGCTAACGGAGCATTCACACAGGCTAATACTGCTCAGGCAACAGCAACATCATCTGGAGTATTTGCAAATGGTGCATTCGTACAGGCTAATTCGGCATTTAATACTGCTAACACAGCACAAAGTACAGCAATAAGTGGTGCCTTGTTTGCAAATGGCGCTTTCACACAAGCGAATACAGCACAAAGTACAGCGACAAGTGGTGCCTCGTTTGCTAATGGTGCATTTACTCAGGCAAACACAGCACAAGCAACGGCAACTTCCGCTGGTTCTTTTGCTAACGGAGCATTTACTCAGGCAAACACAGCACAAAGTACAGCGACAAGTGGTGCATCATTCGCTAACGGTGCTTTTGTAGTTGCCAATAGTGCTGCCATTTTTGCAAACGGTGCATTTGTAACTGCAAACATCGCTTTCACCAATTCAAATAATGCATATAACACCGCTAACAGTTCAGGAGTATTTGCTAATGGTGCTTTTGTACAGGCTAATGCAGCATTTGGAGTAACCAACTCTGCCTTCTTGCAAGCAAACTCTGCGTTTAATGCTGCAAATTCATCTGGTGCATTTGCTAATGGTGCTTTTGTAGTTGCTAATAGTGCAGCATCTTTTGCTAATGGTGCTTTTGTCCAGGCAAATGCTGCGTTTGGTGTAGCAAACTCAGGTGCCTCGTTCGCTAACGGTGCCTTTATTACTGCCAACTCAGCAGCAAGTTTTGCTAATGGCGCATTCGCTGCGGCCAATAGTAAACTGTCAACATCTGGTGGCACTGTTACAGGTAACGTAACAATTAATGGTGGTTTGACTGTAACTGGTAACATCAACTTCACAGGTAATGTGACTTCTTATACTGTTACAGGCAATACCGGTGAATTCTTTGGATATGCAAGTAACGGTTTCAATGCATTATATGCTGGCATTCCAACAGGTTTCCTAGTTGAACCGCAAACAGTAACGCAATTCACCAGTAACTATAACGGTTATGCTGGATTGAATATGCAAAATATCAATAGCGGCAACAATGCTTCTTTTGATATCTTTATTACACCAGATAACGGTACACCAAACGATACATTCTTAGACTTGGGTATGGCAAGTAGCACATATGCATACACAGGTTATACAATGATTGGACCAAATGATGGTTACTTGATTGCTTATGGTAATACAAGTACTGGTGGCGGTAACATGATTATCTCTACTGGCGCACCAAATGACATTATCTTTACTGCAAATGGTGTTAACGTAGAAAATGAAGTAGCAAGATTCAAATACAATGTTGGTTTGGTAATGAAGAATTTACCAATCAAATTTGCCGATGCATCTACTCAAAATACTGCTGCTGCACCATATGCATATTCAAATGCTGCATATACTCAGGCAAATAATATCTCTGCTTATGCCAATGCACAAATTACGGTTATTGCTGGTGTAGATACTACACAAAACACCAACATTGTTTCAGCACAATCATTCGCTAATGGTGCTTTTGGTGTAGCAAATTCAGCAGCATCTTTTGCCAACGGTGCATTTGTACAGGCAAATGCGGCATTTATTACCGCTAATAGTGCTGCATCTTTTGCTAACGGTGCTTTCGTACAAGCAAATAACATTTCAGCATATGCTAATGCTCAGATTACTATATTAAATGCTATTGAGTTGTCTCAAAATGCTAATATTACTTCTGCACAGGCATTTGCTAATGCATCTTATACTGCACAAAACACAACAGCAGGTTTTGCCAATGCAGCATATACTCAGGCAAATAACATTTCTGCCTATGCTAATGCTCAAATTCTAGTTATTGCTGGTGTAGATGCGGCACAAAATGCTAATATCATATCAGCACAATCATTCGCTAACGGTGCATTTGTACAGGCCAACAATATATCCGCATACGCCAATGCACAAATATTGATAACACAAGGTGTAGATACAACACAGAATACTAATATTGCTTCAGCACAATCATTCGCTAACGGTGCATTTGTAACTGCAAACTCTGGTGCATCGTTCGCTAATGCGGCATTTGTACAAGCAAATAACATTTCAAGTTATGCCAATGCACAAATTATAGTTATTGCTGGCGTTGATGCAGCACAGAATGCAAACATTACTTCTGCACAATCATTTGCTAACGGCGCTTTTGTGCAAGCAAACAATATCTCTGCTTATGCTAATGCTCAGATTCTAATAACACAAGGTGTAGATACAACACAGAATACTAACATTACAAGTGCTCAGTCATTTGCTAATGGTGCTTTTGGTGTTGCTAACACTGGTGCCTTGTTTGCTAACGGTGCTTTCTTACAGGCAAATGCAAGTTATAATGGGGCAAACAGTGCAGCATCTTTTGCTAACGGAGCATTCACACAGGCTAATACTGCTCAGGCAACAGCAACTTCCGCTGGTTCTTTTGCTAACGGTGCATTTATTACTGCAAACTCAGCAGCATCTTTTGCTAACGGTGCATTTGTACAAGCGAATAACATTTCCGCATATGCTAATGCACAAATTAGTATCACTCAAGGTGTAGATGCAACTCAAAATACCAACATTGCAAGTGCTCAGTCATTTGCTAATGGTGCATATTTGACTGGCAATTCTGCCGCAATCTTTGCTAACGGCGCTTTCTTACAGGCAAACTCTGGTTATGCTCAAGCAAATACTGCTCAGGCAACAGCAACTTCTGCTGGTTCATTTGCTAATGGTGCTTTCACACAAGCTAATACAGCACAATCAACAGCAACATCAGCAGGAACATTTGCTAATGGTGCATTTACTGCGGCCAATACTGCACAGACAACAGCAACAAGTGGTGCTGCATTTGCCAACTCTGCATTTGTAACAGCCAATAGTGCAGCATCTTTTGCTAATGCTGCGTTTGTTACTGCCAACTCGGCAGCATCTTTTGCTAATGCCGCATTTACTAAAGCAAATACTGCCGTTACATCAGTTTCCGGTACGGCAGGTCAAATCAGTTCAACTGGCGGTACAACACCAACCGTTGCACTTGCGACAACAACAGTAACAGCAGGTACATACGGTGGTTCTACTGCAATTCCTGTTATCACTTTTGATGCATATGGTCGTGCAACATCAGCAGCAAACACATCAGTTTCTACCACAATCAATCTTGCAGGTGGTTCTGGTTCAGGTTCTGTCTCTGGTGGCGGTACATTGACATTCACTGGTGGTACAGGTATCACCACATCAATCTCAAGTAGCACAGTTACTATCACCAACTCTGGTGTAACATCACTTGCAACCGGTTCATCTTCACGCATTACTGTAAGTTCATCAACCGGTGCAACGTCAATTGATTTGGCAACAACAGGTATTACTGGTGGTACATATTCTTATCCAACATTAGTTGCAGATGCTTATGGTCGTATCACTTCTATCAGTAATCAAACACCAGTAACATCGTTCAACACAAGAACCGGTGCAGTTACATTGTCATCGTCAGACGTTACAGGTGCATTGGGTTATACACCAGTTTCAACTACTGGTAGTTCTGTTTCTGGTTCATTCACTGGTGCAACCACATTCTCTGCTGCAAACATGAATGCAACGAATGGTTCAGTTACATTCAGCAGAAGTACCAACCAAACAACAACATCATCGACAACACAAACGGCCGTTGATACATTTACTGCAACCACATATCGTTCTGCTAAGTATATTGCACAAATGACTTCTGCTGGTAACTACCATGTGATTGAATTGTTGTTGATGCAAAACTCAACATCTGCATACATCATTGAATATGGTGAAATCTATACTGGTTCTTCACTAGGTTCTTTTGATGCATCTGTTTCTGGTGGTACTGTAAGTCTGTTGTTTACACCTGCAAGCGCAACCTCAACTGTGATAAATATCGTAAGAGATGCAATAAGCGTTTAATACTTGAGAGGTATATTATGAAGGGTGAATGGAGTTATTGGCCTGGTGCGTTTACACCAGATGAGTGTGCTAAGATTTTAGAGGATGGTTTGAAAATTGAGGGCAAAGATGCATCGTTAGGTGTATCTGGTATGTCTGAGAACACAGACACAAGCTTTCGCAGAAGTAAGACCAGATTTATTCAAGCAAACGACCCAAATTTCGAATGGTTATTTGACCGTATCTGGAAGATGGGCATTCGTGTCAACCGTGATTGGTTTAATTTCCACATCACAAATCTTTCCTATATTCAATTGGCAGAGTATGATGAATCATATCAAGGTGAATATAAGAAACATGAAGATATCTTTTGGATTAACAACGATAACTTCCACAGAAAACTTACTTGTCTAATTCAATTAAGCGACCCAAATGATTATGAGGGTGGTGCGTTTGAAGTTTACGATTTAACACAATATCCAGATGCAAATGCCATTAGACAACAAGGCACAGCAATCTTTATTCCATCTTTTACTACACACGCTGCATTACCTGTAACAAAAGGTAGACGATATAGTCTTGCAGTATGGTTTGAGGGTCCAAAATTCGTATGACAAAATTTACATACCATGTACTTGGCCTCCCACATACAGTAACATCCAAGGAATTTGTAGCATGTGCATATACTCAGAAGGCATATAAGTTCTGCAAGATGATGACTGAACGTGGCCATACAGTAATCCACTATGGCCACGAAGAATCGGATCCAATTTGTACTGAACATGTCACCGTACTAAGTTCAGATGATTGGAAGAAGTCCTATGGTGACCACGACTGGCGTAAGCACTTCTTTAAGTTCGACACCGATGACCATGCATACCAAACATTCTATAAGAATGCTATTAGGGAAATTGGTAAAAGAAAAGGTAAGAACGAATTCATTCTACCGTTTTGGGGTAACCCAATGAAACCAATCTGTGATGCACATCCAGATTTGATATGCGTAGAACCAGGAATTGGTTATGCAGGTGGTCACTTTGCAAGATTTAAAGTGTTTGAATCATATAATATGCACTCTGCATACTATGGTCTACATTCCGTTGGTACTTGTAATGAAGACTGGTACGATGTGGTTATACCAAACTATTTTGACCTAGATGACTTTGAATTTAGTGAAGAAAAAGATGATTACTTTTTGTTCTTAGGTCGTGTCTATGTTGGTAAGGGTGTCAACATTGCAATTCAAGCAACAGAGGCAATTGGTGCAAAACTCATTATTGCAGGACAGAACTCGTTGAAAGATATGGGTTATGCAGAAACACCAAGTCATGTTACTGAGATTGGTTATGCGGATGCAGCAACAAGAAAACGATTAATGTCAAGAGCAAAAGGTGCATTTGTTGCATCTCTGTATAATGAACCGTTTGGTGGCGTTCAAGTTGAATGTATGTTATCTGGAACACCAACAATCACAACAGATTGGGGTAGTTTTACTGAGAATAATATACACGGTGTAACTGGATATCGTTGCAGAACCTTTGAACACTTCACATGGGCAGCAAAAAACATTGATAGAATTGATCCAAAGGCCTGTAGAGATTTTGCGGTTAACAACTTTTCACTGGATGTTGTTGCAAGAAAGTATGAAGAATACTTCCAGTCTGTATTGAATGTCTATACAGGTCAAGGATGGTACGAAACAAATGACGAAAGAAAGGAATTGGACTGGTTAACCAAATATTATCCTCATAAATAGAAGATAATAAGAACAAGCGGAAGTGAACCTTGGCAAATCAGAACAATTTCGTTGTCAAAAACGGATTAACCGTTGGCACAACAGCAGTAATCAATTCATCAGGTGCGTGGGTAGGTCCCAATAGTGGTTTAGTTGGTGCAACAGGTGCAACTGGACCTACAGGTGCCACAGGTCCAACTGGTGCGACAGGACCCACTGGTAGTACTGGACCCACAGGACCAACTGGACCAACAGGCAGCACTGGTCCTACAGGACCAACAGGCGGTCAAGGTGCAACAGGCGTAACAGGACCAACAGGTCCTACTGGACCGACTGGACCAACAGGCAGTACTGGACCACAAGGTGCAACGGGCGTAACTGGACCAACAGGTCCTACAGGTCCAGGTGGACCAACAGGACCAACAGGCGCTACTGGTCCTACAGGACCTACTGGTGGTCAAGGTGCCACAGGTGTTACTGGTCCTACTGGACCATACGGACCAACAGGACCTACAGGACCTACTGGTCCTACAGGGGCTACTGGACCCACTGGTGCTACAGGTGTCTTTGGTACAGCTGGTGCATACATGACCACGCAAGGTACAGCAAACAATACACCTTCAGTAACATCATTGAACTTTGGTGTATATGGTGGCACTTATGCATTCATTGACCTATCAACATCAAATGCTGCTGGCAGTTGGATAGATTTCTCAAAAGCAAACGGCACAGACTATAGTGGACGCATTCGTTATGAAAATGATATTGATACGATGCAGTTTTTTACCAATGCATCATCAAGTCCAATTGCATTTTTAAATTCAAGTGCAAGTTGGTATGTCAACGGAACATATTATGATAATGCAAACACAAGTTATTATGTAAAACCAAGTGGGTCATCAAACTTAGGAAGTGTCACCGCAACTTTCTTAACCGCTTATACACCATCAAGTAATGACGCAAAACTTGAAGTGCAATCAGGTACTGCTGGTGCTTGGGTCAACATAAGAAGTGCAACAAACGGATATGCTGCGGTTAACTTATATGGTAACACAGTTTCAACCGGCCGTTGGTCTGCCGGTATGACATCCGGAAATAGTGATTATAGAATTACGTCCGCAGACTACGGCGGTGGTTCAGTCATGATGGATATTCAATCGGCAGGAAATGTTTATTTTCCAACTGGTTCGGTTTATATTTCTGGTACAATGTATGATAACTCCAATACTGGTTACTATGTAAAAGCAAGTGGCACTTCACAGTTAAATGTTATTAATGCATACCAGTTAAACATCAGCACATCCAATGCCGGCCCTTTCGTATACTTGAGACAAGCAGGAAGTGGTTATGGCGTTGGACCAGCAAATGCGGCCATAGTGGCCACCTCAGATAATACCGTAGGTGTCGCACTTTACACCACACAATCTAGTGGCACAACCACAGGATATATCAATAGTCTTGGTTATGACTACATGACATATTTTTATGATTATGCAAACACTGGTTACTATTTAAAACCAAGTGGCACATCAAATCTATACAATTTAAACGTTAATAATGCATTTGCTTTTAAAGGATCACAACCAATTCAATTTAAACAGATAGGTAGTCCAATATATGCACCACAAGCATTTTTTGGTGGTGACGTTGGTTCAACACAAAAGGGCTGGAGATTGGGTGGTTATTATTCTGGTGGTGCCACAGATTTTGTATTTTCTTATTCAACATCAGACCAATCTTATGGAAGCGATTTAACTTCACTATCATACTCCGAATTGTTTAGAATCAATACAGGAGGAAGTATAACTGTTCAAGGTAGTAGTTATGTTACTGGCACAAGGTATGATAACAGCAACACCGCTTATTATGTAAAACCAAGTGGAACATCTATATTTTATAGTCTACAGACGTTGGGTGATACTGGTTTTGACGGTTTGACCAGACTTTCAATCACCAACAATGCTTATGTTTATGGCCGAGCACAACTTCAAATCACAGGTAGATTGGATAATGGAAATGATGGTTGGGCAATCACACCAAGAAATGGTATATTGTTTAACATAAACAGTGGTGGTTCACAAGGTTCTGTTGGAAACACAAATTTTGTTATGCAATACAATTTGGCAACCAGCCAATTAGGTATAATCACATCATATAATAATTCTAGTCCGGCAATTTATTGGTCAACATCAAATTTAAATACGTACCATAATGGCGCTTTAGTGTGTAACAATACTGGAGCATATGCATCAAACTTCGTAGACTATAATAATAATAGTTATTATATGACACCAAGTGGTAATAATGTTTTAAATACTTTATATGTTGCTGGCGTAATGTATGATAACTCCAATACTGGTTATTATGTAAAACCAAGTGGTACATCAAATTTAGCAACACTGAATGCAGTTACTTTCACAACAGGTTATGTTAACGGAACTAACACCAAGAACTTCTGGTACGGTTTCAACAATACACAAACTTGGTATAAAATTGCAACACTACCAGCAAGTAGTGGTGGTACAGGTGATGCAATCATAATTGAGGCAACAAGTATAACCAGTACAATTCAGGGCAAGAGTAAAGTCAAAGTTGCTCTAGGACAAAGAAATGGTTTTTGGTATACAAAATTCTATGAAAACACCGGTGCACACTGTCACGTTCAAGTATATTTGCAAGGTGATGGAACAAGTAACGTATATGCTTATGTCACTGTTGCAAACCAATATTCCACAGGGTTTGTAACATATAGCCAATTTGGTTGGGGTAACACCAATGGCGCTGGCGCCACTCTTTATGATAATCCTGCAACTTCAACAAGTACACCTGGTGGAACACTAATCTTTGATAGTAATAATGATTCTTCATATCCAGTCAATGAAACACTTTATACAGGAACAGTAAACGCGGCCGGTAACATCACAGCATATTATTCTTCCGATAGAAGACTTAAAGAGAACATCAGAAACATAGAATCGCCGTTACAAAAGGTAATGAGATTGAATGGTGTTCACTTTGATTGGACAAATAAGTACCTAGAAAAAGAAGGTGGTGTTGACGGTTACTTTGTTCGTAAAGAAGATGTTGGTGTCATCGCTCAAGAAGTACGAGAAGTATTACCGGAAGTTGTTGCGGAAAAGAATGATGGAATGTTGGGTGTTAGATATGAGAAATTGGTTCCACTTCTAATTGAAGCCATCAAAGAGTTAAATAATAAAGTTGCATACTTAGAAGAAAAATTAAATGGCAAATCAGAATAACTTTGTAGTAAAAAATGGTTTGACTGTTGGTACAACACCAGTCATTAATTCATCTGGTGCATGGGTTGGTCCTAATAGTGGATTGGTGGGTGCAACAGGTGCTACTGGTCCAATTGGTTTGACTGGACCCACAGGACCTACTGGTGCTACAGGTTTGACTGGACCTACAGGACCTACTGGACCTACGGGTAGTACAGGACCTACTGGTGCTACAGGTCCTACTGGACCCACAGGACCCACTGGCGGTCAAGGTGCAACTGGTGTTAATGGACCAACTGGACCGACTGGACCCACAGGACCAACAGGACCTGCTGGTGCAAATGGTGGTCAAGGTGCCACAGGTGTTACTGGTCCTACTGGACCCACAGGACCAACTGGACCGACAGGACCCACTGGACCAATAGGACCTACAGGACCCACTGGTGCTACTGGTGCTGTGGCTCCAAATTTTACAAGTTCTATTTCATCAAACCCACTTGATGCAAACTCACCAACAACAATCAATGATATTGGTTATGTGAATGCGAATAGTTCACTTTATGGCCAAACTGATGGTGGTCTATACGTTTCTGGTTATAGTACATCATGGTATCACGAAATATATGGCGATTTTAGAACAGGACAAATAGCAGTCCGAGGAAAAAATAACGGCACTTGGCAAAGTTGGTATTACGTACCATCTTATGGTTATAATAATTCTTCCTACAGTGGTTCATTATATTATACATATCATTATGATACAAATAATACCGGTTACTATTTGTTACCGAGTGGTTCTTCAAATCTTTATAATGTGACTGCCAATAGTTTGAATTTGACCAACGGTCTTTATATGGCCAGCGGTTGGTTTACATATGCGGACGATAGTAGAAATCCGGGAGATTCTGCTCATTATCCAAACGCCAACACCAGAGCAGTTAGATTTAGTTTTTCACAATCAAATTATACAGGCACCGGAGGAACTTATTCTGGTGTTATGCAATTTAACCCATGGTCGGGAACAACAGCATCCACGGGGGATGCATCATACCAACTAGCATTTGGGTCAACTGCTACAAATGGTGGTGGTTATCCTCAACTGGTGTTAAGAAAAGGTATTGATACAACATGGAACAGTTGGTACTACATTCCGATGTATGGGTTGAATCAGTACACGAGTACATTTTATGCCACTGTTTATTATGATTCAGCCAGTACAGGTTATTACGTACAACCAAGTAGTACATCAAATTTGTCGACCGTTTATGTAAACTTTGATGGTTCATATCCAGGAGGCGTCAGACTTATAGCAGCATCAGGTAGTAATGGATGGCCAGTATCAACTGGAACAACACAAACTTATGGTGCTTTTCGTATACGAGGTGGTGATAATGCAGTTCTAGATTTTGGTGCAAACAGTGTTAATACTTGGATTCAGGCAACAGACCGAAGTGCCTTGAATAGTTTATATCAAATATATCTAAATCCCAATGGTGGAGGTGTTTATACCGGAGCAAGTTTTTATGTGAACGGAACATATTATGATAATGCTAATACCGGTTACTATGTAAAACCAAGTAGTACTACCAACCTCTATGCATTAACAGTCAATCAAACAATTTCTGGAAGTATTAGTGGAAATGCATATACTGCATCATATGTTGCAGCATCATTTAATAGAACTGACTCCGCTTCATATCCGGTATGTTGGGCAGCAAATCAAGGTGCTAGTGGTGGTACGAATTCCATTATGTTTAGTTGTGCGGCCGTTACGATTCAATCTAGTACGGGAACATTAAGTGCGTCTGCCTTAAATGCTAATGGATATGCAGTGTCTATGGCAAATGCTAATGATTATTATCCAGGAACAGCATACACATTTACACACGGATATATTGGTGGCGATTCTTTACAAGATTTTAGTTCAACACAACTATTATCACAATCTAGTGTGTCATCAATAAATGCATCATCAAATACTCCTTTTGGTACTGCATGGTATAATATCGTAAATATGAGACACCGTGGTGGTTATGGTGATGGTACAAATTGGGGTGGCCAAATTGCCACGGGCATGACTTCTTATTACAACAGAATGGCTTTTAGAACAGACGCTAATGGCACTTGGCAATCTTGGAATGAAGTTGTGACATACGGCAATAATGTGAATACCGGCTCTTTATATGCAGGCAGTTATTATGACAGTAATAACACAAGTTATTACTGTGATCCAAATAGCACATCAAGATTCTATCTAGTTGAATCTGACCAAGGATATCAATACACCGCATACAACTCAGGAAGAAACCGCATTTGGAGTTTTGCTAACTCTGATGGTTATGGTATGGCTTACTTCCAAGGTTCTGGTGGTTACAACGGCAATACCGACATGATTGGTATGCACTTTGGTACAGCAAGCGTTGCAGGTTGCCAATTTACGTTTCTTTCAAGTGGTGCTTTAATTTGTTCAAACAACGTTACTGCATATTCAGACTTGAGACTGAAAGAAAACATTGAAGTAATACCTGATGCACTAGAAAAAGTAAAACAAATTCGTGGTGTTACATATACAAGAAATGACACTGAGGACAAAGATACTAGATATGCTGGTGTCATTGCTCAAGAAGTAATGAAAGTGTTGCCAGAAGTTATTATGGGTTCTGAAGAAACTCAATATTCAGTTGCATATGGTAACATGGTTGGTCTACTAATTGAAGCCATCAAAGAACAGCAAAAACAAATAGAAGAACTAAGAGATATTATCAATGGCAAATCAAAATAACTTTGTAGTCAAGAATGGCCTAACAGTTGGTACTACTGCGGTTATCAACTCATCTGGTGCATGGGTTGGTCCTAATAGTGGTCTAGTTGGTGCTACAGGTTTGACTGGACCTACTGGACCCACTGGTGCCACAGGGGTTACTGGTCCTACTGGTCCCACAGGACCAACAGGCAGTACAGGTAGTACAGGTCCAACAGGTCCTACTGGACCAACAGGTAGCACAGGACCACAAGGTGCAACAGGTATTACTGGACCAACAGGACCAACTGGTGCTCAGGGACCTACTGGACCCACAGGACCTACTGGTGCTACAGGTTTGACTGGACCAACAGGACCAACTGGACCCACAGGACCTACTGGACCTAGTGGACCGACAGGACCAACTGGACCAACAGGTGCTACTGGTGCATCACCGTTTTTATTGAATGGTACATCAGCATATTACAATGCAGGTAACGTTGGTTTGGGTAATAGTAGTCCTGCTTACAATTTGGATTTTGCTACATCAAACGGAGTATCAGACACTTCTCAAATAAGATTTGGTGTATATAATGGACCTTCAGGTGGTGGCGGAACAACGACCGGTGCAGGTATTTCTTGGATACCAAACTATTCAGGTTATACCAAATCATCAGCAAAGATTGTGGTGGTTGGTGAAGGCAACTACTTTAGAGCAGGCTTGGCGTTCTATACAAACAACACAGCAGACCAAACAACCGCTGCGGTTGAAGCAGTGCGTATTGCGGCTACAGGTAATGTTGGTGTTGGCACAACTAATCCACCCAATAAATTAACTGTATCAAATGGTGGTGCAGTTGGTTTAGAAATTAGTCCTACCGGCGGTTATACTGGACTAAGTGGCGTAGATTTGCTTTCTTATAATAGAAACGCTTCTGTATATGCCCCTATAGGATTTATTACCAATAGTAATAATAATTCTATGTCTATTTTAACTAACGGCAACGTTGGTATTGGAACAATAACTCCTTCATATTCATTAGATGTTTCTGGTAATATTCGCAGCACAACCAGTTTGACACTAACTGGAGGTGTCGGAAGTTCTTATGTTTATCTGTCGGCGGCTTACAATGGTTCAGCAGGCAATTCACATTACATTGGAAATTGGGCATCATCTGGTAACTGGGGCATAGGTCCAGATACTGGCGCAAGCGACAACACTGTAAGAATTGGTGTAACTGGTGGAACAGGTACATGGAGTGGAGCATATTCACACTTAAAAATTGCTAACTTGTATTCTGCGTTGTTTTATGATAGTAGTAATACCGGTTATTACGTACAGCCAAGTAGTACATCAAATTTGAATGTGGTCAAGGCACAAGGTTATTATTTGAATCCACAAAATACCAGTGATACAGTTAATATGAGAGCCAGCGGTTCTGGACAATATATTAGACTTATGGCAGGTAATATTGGGTTTGGTGTTGTTGATGCTAACTGGTCCAACACTCTAACACTAGCAAACTTTCAAACATACAATCAAATTTATAGTAATGCAGGAACACCAATAAGTTTCCAAGTGCCCAATGGTGGTTACACTGGTTTTGGAACAAATAGTCCATCACGAATGATTGACATTTCAAGCAGCAGTGTTGATAAAGTTGCTTTAGGTATTACAAACTCAAGCAGTTCCAACCTACTAGAACTAATATCGGCTGGCACAACTGGTTTCAGTATCACCAATTGGGCAAACAATGGTGTAATTGAATCACAAAACTCACTTGTTTATAGTTCATACTCAAGTTCTGGTGCACACTATTGGCAAATTAATAATCGTAGTCCAAAGATGACATTGAACTCCAGTGGTCAGTTGACAACCACAGGAAGTCATTATTCCGGTTCAGGTTATTACTACGATAATACAAATACAAGTTATTATGTTTATCCAAGTTCATACAGTCGTCTTGCAAACATAACTCTTGATAACTCTAGAATAGATTCTTCAAGATTTCCTGTTGGTCATTACTCATCAGGTGAAACAGTATTTGCAATTGATACATCTTGGACAAATGCACAATTACAGGCATATTTTAATAATGGTAACGTATCTTGGGTTGCAGATTCAACATCACCTGGTGGTTATGCTATTCAAGTTGTCGGTGCGGTCAGTGTTGGTGGTAACAGTTATGGTTCTGGTTTTCCATGGATAACAATTGAACAAGATGATATTTTTTATATGGAATGTTGGATCAGAGATGCCAGTGGCACCAACACTCATTATATGGGGTCAATTGATTTTGACCAAAATTTTGGTAACTTAGGTGGCAATCCAGGATCATACGGTTATTGGGTAATGTCAAACTATGCACCAGGAAGCACATGGACAAAAGTGACTGGTTACATTACAGGATTTGGTAGTTCTGTTGGTCAATTTAAGACTGGTGCAAAATATTGGACACCGCAAGCGCTTTTTAATTATACTGGCGGCGGAACATCATACATTTCAGGATGGAAAGTTACCAAGGTCAATCAACGTAGTAGAAAAGTCATTCTATCTACAGGATTAAGTGCCAGTACATCCACATCATATCAATTACAAGTCCAAAATAGTACAACTTCTTCTACAAATCCAGATTTAACATTTGGTGTAGACGGCAGTTATGGTTACATACAAACTTGGAACGGTAAACCACTTTACATCAATGGCCAAGGCAATAGTGTCTACCTTCCGAATTCTAGTTTATATGTAAATGGTACGATTTATGATAATCAAAATACAGGTTACTATGTAAAACCAAGTGGTACATCAAGTCTTGCTGCATTGGTTATTCAGAATAATAACAATATATCTTGGGGTTCAACGTATGGTGCTGGTTATCCAACAATCGCCGCAACGACTTCAACAGGTTTATATTTTTATCCAACAGGTTCGACCAACGGAGCAACATTACAATTACTAAGTAGTTACGCAGCATTCTCATATCAAGTTAGAGCACCAATTTATTATGATTCAGACAACACAGGTTATTATTCTGATCCAAGCAGTACATCCAACTTAAATGCAGTAACAACAGCAGGCACACTAACTACAAATAGTTATGTTGTAACGAATGCATCATATGGTATTATGGGGGACTATACGGCCGCAGGCCCAACTACAAAATGTATTTGGACAATCGGAACAGGATGGCCACTTTCCGGCATGTATGGTTTGGCATATGAATATAATACCGGATATTTTAATGACCACCAAATTACAATAAAAGAAAACGGATCAACATACACAAGATTTGCTATGGCTGGCGGTATCATGACTTCCGGTACCATGTATGTTGGTGGAACAATTTATGATAATGCAAACACCAGTTATTACGTAAAACCAAGTAGTACATCTGTAATGAATTCAATAACCGCATATATTGTAGGACTCAACTACGGTGGTTCAAGTAGTTCTGGTTATGGTTTATCTTTATACAATGGCGGAGGCACTTTTCCACAATATGGAATATTGTTCCAAGGAACTGGAACAATGGGAACACACGGTTCAGTTACTGCGGATTGGGCTACATATTTCACCATGGATACAACTTCTAACCGTGGTTGGATCTTCAAAGCTGGAACGGTAAACAGTACAAGTTATAACGTTGCATCAATCAATAACTCAGGTACAGCAGTATTCAATGGCAACGTGACTGCTTATTCCGATATACGTGTTAAAAAGAATATAAAAGTTATTGGAAATGCTCTTTACAAAGTCCAACAACTGCGTGGTGTAACTTTTGATAGAACAGACGATGAAAGAATTGGAAGACAAACTGGTGTTATTGCTCAAGAAGTTTTAAAAGTCTTACCTGAAGCAGTGTTAGGTTCTGAAGAAACTCAATACTCGGTTGCATATGGTAACATGGTTGGCCTACTAATTGAAGCCATCAAAGAACAACAGGCAATAATTGACTCACAAGAGGCAAGATTGCAAAGACTTGAAGAACTACTTAAAAAATGACCTATATAATCCTTTAAACCGCCAACATTTTAGGAGAAAATAATGGCTACAGTAAACACACTTGCATCACTTGCAAATTCAGAATGGACCTACTCTAATACCATCACTGGTCTTAAAGTACAAAACATCACTGGTCCAGATGGTAACACCTATGCAAATACAGTTGTTCAAACCTATTGGACATACTCTGCAACAACACCAGATGGTCACACCGGCACATTCAACGGTGCAACACCTTTCACTTTGGGTAATGTTCACTCAGATACATACTCATTTACACCATTCACAGATTTGGAAGAAGCAAACGTACTATCTTGGATTATCAATTCAATTTCTGGTTCGTATGCAGACCACATCAACGAAAAGATTGTTGAACAAATTAACAATCAAATCAACGTAATTTCTGAACCAGGTCTACCTTGGGCTCCAGCAAATACTGCAAATACACCTGCATAAATACATAGTCACATCATTAATATAGGAGAAACTTGACATGACAGACCAAGCACAACAAGCACAGCCACAACAACAAGACGTAGATTTGACCTTCAAATTGAGTTTTGTTAACGCTTTGATTCAATCTTTGGATGAAATCCCACACAAGTGGAGTCGCCCAATCATTGATGCACTAGGACGTGCTGCAAATGAACAGTTGCAAGGAATGCAACAAGCCCAACAACCAGACGGTCCTTTGGGAAGCAAAGTCATTCAGTAAACCACGATTTCTCCTATTAGATAAATAGGGTATAATAGGAGATTTCTAATGGCAACAATAACTAATAGACAAGACTTTAAAGACTATTGTCTACGTAGACTTGGTGCACCAGTTATTAACATTAACGTGGATGACACTCAGGTTGAAGACCGTGTAGACGATGCAATTCAATATTGGCAAGATTACCATTTTGATGGTGCTCAAAAGTTCTATTGGATCCATTATGTAACCGCAGATGATGTAAGTAACATGTATCTGGACGCTTCTCAAGCTAAAGATGCAAATGGAAATACGGTTAATATTTTAGGTATTACCCGTATTTTTCCATTGACCGACTCTCAGGCAACCATCAACATGTTTGACTTGAGATACCAATTACGTCTAAATGAGTTGTATGACTTTACCTCTGCGTCCTACATCAATTACACACTAACTCAACAACACTTACGTTCTTTGGAACTCCAGTTCACTGGTGAAGTTCCTATTCGTTTCGTGCGTAATATGCAAAGATTGTATATTGATTGGGCATGGGGTGATGGATTTGAGGTCGGAGTTGGACAAGTTGTTGTATCTGAATGTTATGGTGCAATTAATCCAGACACCTATCCAAATGTATGGAATGACCGTTGGTTGAAAGAATATGCCACCGCTCTCATCAAGAGAACTTGGGGAGAAAATATGAAGAAGTTCGGCGGTATTCAATTACCTGGTGGTGTGGTTCTAAATGGTAAAGAAACCTATGACGAAGCCATGGGTGAAATCACAAGACTAGAAGCCGACATGATTGAAAACTACGGTGGTCCACTAGAATGGTTCATGAACTAAGATGGCAACAAGTCCTTATTTCAATAATTATAACGCTAAGTATGATGAACAACGCTTAGTGGAAGACCTTATAACTGAGTCAATTCAGATTATGGGTTTCAACGCATATTATTTACCAAATGATAATGATGCAGCGAGAGACTTAATCTATGGTGAAGACCCGGTTAAGAAATTCAAGGCTGCATTCCCATTGGAAATGTATCTTTCTTCTGCAAATGATTACATGGGCGAGAAAGAAATGTTTACTAAATTTGGTTTAGAAATCAGAAATCAAGTTACAGTCATTCTTTCTAAGCGTGCGTTTACTCAAAGAGTACCACAAAACACTTATACCAGACCAAGAGAAGGTGATTTGGTTTACATTCCTTTTCTAAATGGTACTGGTGAATTGTATGAAATCAAGTTTACAAACCAGAACAAAGATTTCTTCATGCTAGGTCGTAAAGTTCCTTATTACTATGAATTGGAACTTGAGAAATTCAAATACTCACAAGAGATTATTTCTACTGGCAACCAAGAAATCGACTCGGTTGTTACCGATTCTGCATATACTTTGCACTTGAATACTGGTGCAGGTACAGGTAATTACAATATCAAAGAACTTGTCTATCAGTCCACAGATGGAACATATGCAAATGCTACAACAATTGCAACAGTTCAATCATGGATTTCAAGTTCAAATACATTGTCCGTAACCAATATCGCTGGTGAATTCATCGATGGTCAAATCATTATTGGTCAATCAAGTAATGCACGTTACACATTGGCCACATTTGATCCATTGTTTGACCCAGCAAATAAAGAAAGTTACGACAACGAAATCATCCAGACCACTGCAAGTCCATATGTCAATACTTCAGAGTCTAATCCGATTGGTGGTCTATAATGTCTACAATTGTTTATAACAGAATGATTCGTAAGTTGACAGTTGCCTTTGGTGACTTGTTCAACAACATCACATTGGTTCGTTACAATCCAGACCAAACAGAACAAGAAAGATTCATTGTTCCAATTGATTATGCAACCAAAGAGTTGTATGTTGTGCGTTTACAAGGTGATCCAAACCTAGACAAGAAAGTTCAAATGACATTGCCACGCATGTCATACGAAATGAATGGATTGTCATACGATGCATCCAGAAAACAAATAACAAATATCAAAAACTTCTTTGGTTCTGGTTCAAATGTTCAAGCACAGTACATGCCAGTACCATACAACTTTGATTTCTCGTTGTATCTGTATGTGCGAAACATTGAAGATGGTAACCAAATCATTGAACATATTTTGCCATTCTTTGCACCAGATTACACAATCAAAGTGAATATGATTCCAGAAATGGGTATCGTCAAAGAAGTTCCTGTTGTATTGAATAGTACCAACTATGAAGTTACATATGAAGGTGACAGAGATTCAGACACCAGAATGGTTATCTGGACACTTAACTTCACAGTTAAAGGTTTCATCTTTGGTGCAAATACTTCTGCTGGTCTAATCAGAACTTCTATCACAAATATCCATAATGATATTGAAAACGGAAGTAACATAGTGTTTAATGTAAATGCAGGTGGTCTTGGCAATTATCAAGTTGGTGAATTGATTTATCAAGGACCAACTGCCGCACTGGCAACTGCAACAGGCAAAGTGGTTACTTGGAGTTCAACAAACAAACAATTGACCGTAAGTAATCCACAAGGTAACTTCATATCAAGTACCAATCTTGTTGGTCAAAATACTGGTTCTCTTTGGTCGTTCAATTCTTATACCGTTCAACCAAAAGAATATGCAAATATTACCATTACTCCTAACCCAAGTAATGCTAATGCAACAGCGAATTATACATATACTACCACAATAACTGAATATTACGATGTCTAACTTTGAAAAAAACATGGAAGAAATCTTTGATGTTTCTTCCACTCCAACGCCAAAGGTACCTGTTGTAAAAAAACAACAGTTGCCAGTTGCTGTGACTGAAGAAAACCTTGAAGAAGATTTGGTTGATGCATACGAACAGACCAAAGAAAATTTGCAAGAACTTATCGACCAAGGTAAAGATGCCATGGCAGAGATTCTACAGATTGCAAAAGATGGTCAACACCCAAGAGCATTTGAAGTGTATGGCACACTACTGAAGAACGTGGTGGATGCCAACAAAGAACTACTTGCAGTTCAAAAACAAATGCGAACCATGGACAAAAAACAAGCAGCATCCGGTGGCACAAACATTGATAAGGCCATATTTGTTGGTACTACTGCCGAATTTAATAAATTATTAAAAGGCAATAATGAGTGATAATAAAGACAGTTACCGTGACAATCCGCTCTTAAAGAAGGTTGGCGTACAGATAAAGTATACTCAGGAACAAGTTGAGGAGTATATGAGATGTGCAAAGGATCCAGTTTACTTTGCAGAACGATACATCAAAATTGTTAACGTTGACCGTGGTTTGATGCCATTTGAGATGTGGGACTTTCAGAAGGACATGATTCGTCTGTTCCACAAGAATCGTTTTGCCATCACTAAATGTCCTCGCCAGGTTGGTAAAACCACCACCTCCGTGGCGTATCTTCTTTGGTTGACATTATTCAACGATACACAAAACGTAGCAGTTCTGGCCAACAAGGGTTCTCTTGCACGAGACATTCTGGCAAAGTACCAACTTGCATATGAAAACTTACCAATGTGGTTGCAACAAGGTGTTGTAATCTGGAATAAAGGTAACGTGGAACTTGAAAATGGTTCTAAGATTCGTGCCGACTCAACATCTTCTGCTGCAATCCGAGGTGGTTCTTTTAACTGTGTATTCTTGGACGAGTTTGCTTTCGTTCCACCAAACATTGCACACGAATTCTTTAACTCTGTTTACCCCGTAATTTCATCTGGTAAAACGACCAAGATTATTATTGTGTCTACACCAAATGGTATGAATCTGTTTTACAAGATGTGGATGGATGCAATTGGTAAGAAAAGTGGTTATCAACCGTTCGAGATTCACTGGTCTATGGTACCAGGTCGTGATGAGGCATGGAGAGAAGAAACAATTCGTAACACCTCAGAAGAACAATTCAGACAAGAGTTTGAATGTGAGTTCTTGGGTTCTACCAATACACTTATTTCTGGCCAGAAACTTGCTCAAATGGCATACATTGATCCAATTGCCGAACACGACAAGGTTAATGTATTTGAAATGCCAATCAAGGAAGATGGTGAAAAGAATAAGACAGACCATCTATATGCTATCTGTGTAGACGTTTCAGAAGGTAAAAACCTAGATGCATCGGCGTTTGTGGTCATGGATATCTCAGCAATGCCATATAAACTTGTTGCATCTTACCACAGTTCATCAATCCATCCTGTATTGTTCCCAACCATAATCTATAATACTGCAAGATTGTACAATGATGCATATGTGTTGGTTGAAATTAACAATACGCCACAGGTTGCAGATATTCTACACAGCGAACTTGAGTATGAAAACCTATGGAAAGTGTTCACAGGTAACAAGAAACCACAACAACTGTCTGCCGGGTTTGCTCGTGGTGTACAGTTAGGTTTAAAAATGTCACCTCAAGTGAAACGTATAGGTTGCGCCAACTTAAAAATGTTGGTTGAAGGTGACAAAATGGTTATCAATGACTTTGATGTCATATCAGAATTGACCACTTTCGTTCAGGATAAGAACTCTTTTGCGGCGGAAGAAGGCTCAAATGATGACTTGGTGATGTGTTTGGTAACATTTGCATGGGCAACAACTCAAAAATACTTCAAAGAAATCGTTAGTCACGACATTCGTAAACAGTTCCAAGTGGAACATATGAATCAGATTGACGATGAAACTTTGCCAGAACCAATTATTGAAGATGGTTTAAATCATGGACTTGAGTTGATGGATGGAGATTTGTGGGATTCTACGCCAGGCGGAGATACCTATGGTGGTTTCATTCGTGATATGATACGAAATCTATAAAAATAACGTTTGATAAATATTCAAATGGTATAAACTACCAAAAACAGAATAATTAAGGAGAAGAAACAAATGGCTCAAATCGCTCAATTATCTCCAGGCGTAATTACTACCGAAACCAACTTAACAACAGTTGTTCCTTCAGTTTTGACTACAGCCGGTGCATATGCAGGTAACTTTACATGGGGTCCAGTAAACAAACTTACTGCAATCGCATCAGAAAAAATACTTGTTAATACTTTTGGATTGCCTGATAGCAACACTTATGCCTCATTCTTTACTGCGGCATCTTTCTTGGCATATGGCAACAACTTGCAAATCGTTCGTGCAGCAAACAATGGCACATATAACGCAAGTTCTAACACATCTAACGTTGTACAAGTTCAAAACGAAGACAAATTCCAATATACCTATTTGACAGCAGGTGCTGCAAACACATACGGTCCTTTCATGGCACGTTATCCAGGTGCTTTAGGTAACTCTTTGGTTGTTTCTGTTATTGACGCAGGTTCAGGTTTTGCTAACACATCACAGATGAACACTGGTTGGACATACACAATTCCAAATGCTTCAGGCACTTCAACAACTATTGCAATCGGTGGTTATTTCTCTGGTCTACCAGGTACATCATATCGTGCAAACACCTTGGGTGCTGCAAATGACCAAATCCACGTTGCAGTTATTGATGCAGGCGGTTTGTTCACTGGTGTTAAAGGAAGTGTTCTAGAAACATTCTCATACCTATCTAAAGCAACAGACGGCGTTGACGCAAACGGTCAATCTAACTATTACAAACAAGCAATCTTCAACAACTCTAAGTTCATTTACGCTGTTGATCCGGTTTCTTACTCCACAACTGCAACAGGTTCTGGTGCATGGGGTAAACCAACTGCTAACGTTTCTTTCCAAACATTGACAAACGTTCAAACAGTTTCAATGTCTGGTGGTACAGATACCACATTGTTGGATGGTGACGTAACTACTGCTCAATCATATTTTGCTGATCCTTCTCAAGTAGCAATCTCATTGTTGATGACTGGTCCATTCACAAGTTCAACAGTTCAATTGAATGCTATTAACATTGCAGCTACACGTAAAGATTGCGTTGCATTTGTTTCTCCACCACAAACTGCTGTTGTTAACAACCAAGGTAACGAACAATCTAGCGTATTGACATGGGTATCTAACCTATCTTCAGTAACTGGTGGTACCGCAGGTTCTTACGGTTTTGCTGATTCTGGTTGGAAATACTTGTTCGACCGTTACAACAACACATATCGTTGGGTTCCATTGAATGGTGACGTTGCTGGTCTATGTGTATACACAGACACACAAAACAATCCATGGTGGTCTCCTGCTGGTTTGAATCGTGGTGTTATCAAGAACGTTATCAAGTTGGCATGGAATCCAATCCAATCTGCTCGTGACGCATTGTATCAAGCTGCGGTTAACCCAATCGTTTCTCTACCAGGTAGTGGTACAGTTCTGTTTGGCGATAAGACTCTACAAACACAACCTTCTGCTTTCGATAGAATCAACGTTCGTAGATTGTTCATCGTTCTTGAACAAGCAATCGCTACTGCGGCAAAATACTCATTGTTTGAATTCAATGATGCGTTTACACAAGCACAATTTATTGCTCTTGTAACTCCATTTTTGACACAAGTTCAATCACAACGTGGTATCCAAGCGTTCCAAGTTGTATGTGATTCTACTAACAACACCCCTTCTGTTGTTAATGCTAACCAATTTGTTGGCGATATCTACATTCAACCTGCTCGTTCTATCAACTTTATCCAGTTGAACTTTGTTGCAGTTGGTACTGGTGTTAGTTTCTCTACAGTTACTACTACCACAGCGTAATAAATAAGAACAAATAGGAGAATAAAATGGCTTTTCAAATTAGCGAATTTACAAGTGCGTTGCAAAATGACGGCGCACGTCCAAATTTGTTCCAGGTTCAAATGACTGGTTTACCAGGAGGCGTTGGTCAGTCTGGCCAACCTTTCTCTTTCTTGTGTAAAGCTGCTCAGTTGCCAGGTTCAACAATTGGTACAGTTCCATTGTACTACTTTGGTCGTGAAACCAAATTTGCAGGTAACAGAACATTTGCAGACTGGACAGTAACAGTTATCAACGATGAAAACTTCAGCGTTCGTAACTCCATTGAAGCATGGATGAACACAATCAACAGTAACGCAGGTAACGTAAGATTACCAGCAAACGTTACTGGTGGTGGTTCTGGTGGTCAACCATATGCTATCAATGCAACAGTTAATCAGTATAGCAAATCAAGTACAACAGGTAATAACGGTATTATCAAGTCTTACGGTTTTGTTGGTATGTTCCCTGTCGATTTGTCTCCAATTGATTTAGATTGGGGTACAAATGATTCTATTGAAGAATTTACAGTAACCTTCGCATATCAATACTGGACAAGCAACACAACAAGTTAATCCTTGTTGGATACATAAGAGAGAACTTCGGTTCTCTCTTTTATGATTATTTGAAACGGAACAAAAGAAAATATGGCACAAAAGTTTAGTCTTTTTGGCTTTACAATTTCTCGTAACGAGGAAGAAGAAAACCAATCCACCCAACAATCGTTCAGTCCACCACCGAGCGATGATGGTGCATTAACGATTACTTCTGCTGCCTATTATGGCACGTATGTTGACTTAGACGGTACAGCAAAAAACGAGGTAGAACTTATATCTCGTTACCGTGAAATGGCAATGCAACCAGAAATTGAATCAGCCATTGATGATATTGTTAATGAAGCTATTTGTCAAGATGACGATGGCAAAAATATTCAAATTATTCTGGATGACCTAAACGTTCCAGATAAGATTAAAAAAGCAATCAAGACGGAATTTCACCAAATCTTGCGTATGTTGAACTACACCAACATGGCACAAGATATCTTCCGTAGATATTACATTGATGGTAAGTTGTATTACCACATTATTGTAGATAAAGAAAACCCAACTGCTGGCATTAAAGAACTACGTTACGTTGACCCACGTAAGATGCGTAAGATTCGTGAAATCAAAAAACAAAAAGATGAACGCACCGGCGTAGAGGTAATGAATGTTGTTAATGAATATTACATCTACAATGATAAAGTCACTACAGGTTCTTCAACTAATTATGGACCAGTTGGTACCAGAATTACTACCGACTCTGTTGTTTCTGTGGTGTCTGGACTTATGGACAGTCGCCGTGCGGTTGTTTTATCTTACTTACACAAAGCAATCAAGCCACTAAACCAGTTGCGTATGATTGAAGATGCGACAGTTATCTATCGTATCTCTCGTGCACCAGAACGTAGAATTTTCTATATTGACGTTGGTAACTTGCCTAAATTGAAGGCAGAACAATACCTACGTGACATTATGGTCAAGTATAAAAACAAACTTGTCTATGATGCAAACACAGGTGAAGTCCGTGATGACCGTAAGTTCTTATCCATGATGGAAGACTTCTGGTTGCCACGTAGAGAAGGTGGCAAAGGTACAGAAATTACTACACTACCAGGTGGACAGAACCTAGGCGAGTTGGAAGACGTTAAATACTTTGAGAAGAAACTGTATAAGTCTTTGAACGTTCCAGTCTCCAGACTTGATCCTAACCAATCCGGGTTTTCTTTAGGTCGTGTTGGTGAAATCACACGTGATGAACTGAAGTTTGCCAAGTTTGTTGCTCGTATGCGTAACAAATTCTCTGACTTGTTCCATCAAGCACTAAGAGTACAATTGATTCTTAAAGGTGTTTGCACCGCAGAAGAATGGGAACAATTCAAAGAACACGTTCATTATAATTTCATTAAAGACAACAACTTTACTGAACTTAAAGAAGCAGAACTGATGACACAGAGATTGCAGTTGTTGGCATCAGTTGACCCATATACTGGTCGTTATTTCTCACAAGCATGGATTCAACGTAACGTATTGCGTTTGAATGATGATGAAATTAAGGTCATGCAAGGTGAGATTGAAGAAGAAAAAGAAGCAGGTATCGGATTGCCAGTTGGTGTTACAAATGATGTTGCACAACAACAAATGTTGCAGCAAATCCAAATGGATGGCGCAGAACACCAAAACGAATTAGATATCAAATTGGATCAAAGTAAGGAAAAGAATCCATCTAAAGTGGATCAATAAATATACACCATATTGGAGGAAACTATGTCAAGAGACCTAATCGATTACGCAGCACAAGATGATGCAGTTAATTTCAGAGCAGAATTGTATGCAGCAATTCACGACCGTGTTACAGCACACATTGAAGCAAAGAAACAAGAAATTGCTCAAGGTTTGTTGAACCAAGAAGAAATGATGCCAAAAAAGAAAATGAAAAAAGAAGAAGAAAAATGGCACATGAAAAAAGAAGAAGAAAAACCTTCTCACGGTGAACAAGAATAAATAGGTAATATTTTAAAGAATAGATAACCATGGCCAATAAATTTACATATCAAGTATTGAGAGATACACAAACAGACTCTGTTATTAAGTTAACTGGAGTGTTTGATGGTTCTGGTCAAGAAAATAACAATACACGCATTCAAGCAAACTCACTTTCAAATGCGTTGGCGACCAATGGTTATCTTGTAGCAAATTCTCAAGGTGGTTCTGCAAATACTCCGTTGTCTTACTACGATTTGCAATTAACTGGTTTGAAATACTATGTTAATATGCCATTTACAAGTACAAGTGCAAACTCTCAAGGTTCTGTTGAAGTTTTCTGGAACGGTGCAGGTGCAACAGCAGCAGCGCAATATGCAAACTCAGCATCAATTTTCCACTTAAATTCTTCTGGTGAATTTGGTTTGGGTGAACAGTTGCCATCTATTACAAATAATTCTGGTACATTAGCTAACGGTTATATTGTTTCTGCTAACGTTGGTAATGGAGACATTGGTGTTTATACACAAGGTGCCGCAGCAAACTGTTCATATACATTGATTATTTCTTTGCGTAAAAACAATGCTATGTACCAACGTGGTCAATTCAACGACCCAGCAGCATTCAACTACAAGCCTTACAACCTTACACCGTAAGACTAGGATTAAACATGGCAAATATTTTTACATCAGAAGTATTAAGAGATACCACTCAAAAAACAGTTATTAAACTAACTGCTAACTTTGATGGTTCAGGACAAGAATCTAATAATTTTAGAATTCAGGCAAACACGTTATATGGTGCATTAGATGCCAATGGTGTTCCACTTTATACTGCATTGAGTGTAAGTAACACTCCTCTTTCATATTATGGATTGTCCATTTCTAGAATTGGTTACAACATTGCATCACAACAAAAAGGTTATGTTGAATTGTTTTGGTACAGTTCTACAGGAAACAATACACCAATCATGAACATGGATTTGTGTGGACAATATTCCGAAGACCAAGGTATGGTTTCTATTTACAACAATGCGCCAGGAAAAACAGGTGATATTGGAGTTCAAACTTTTGGTTTAGGTGCAAACTGCGCTTATACACTGTTTGTTGAATTGCGTAAAGACAATGCAATGTACCAACGTGGTCAGTTCAACGATCCTGCAGCATTCAACTACAAACCAGCTGGTTACGGAGTAACTCCATGAAACTAATCAAAGAAATTAACGAAACAGTCAACTATCTAACCGAAGGTGCAGATGGTAAAAAAGAACTGTATATAGAAGGTCCATTCCTTGTTGCTGAAAAGAAAAACAAGAATGGTCGCCTTTATGAATTCAATACGATGAAAAAAGAAGTTCATCGTTATACCGAAGAATACATTAATAAACATCGTGCGTTTGGTGAATTGGGACATCCTGATTCTCCAACAATTAACTTAGACCGTGTATCTCATATGATTGTTGGTCTACGTGAAGATGGTACACAATGGATTGGTAAAGCAAAAATTCTAGAAACTCCAATGGGACAAATTGCCCGCCAATTGATTGAAGGCGGCGCACAATTGGGTGTTTCTTCAAGAGGTATGGGATCATTGAAAAATGTTAACGGTGTTAATATTGTTCAACCCGACTTTTATCTAGCCACAGCGGCGGATATTGTAGCAGACCCTTCTGCGCCTGGAGCATTCGTTCAAGGCATTATGGAAGGAAAAGAATGGATGTTGGTAAATGGTGTTTGGACTGAAGTAGAACACGCACAAGCGATTAGAGAAATCAAATCTGCTTCTAGTGCGGATATTGAAGCAGTAAGTCTTCGCATATTTGAAAACTTCATGAAAAAACTATAACCTATAAATATTCAAATAAAATCAAGGAGATTTTTAAATGTCAAAAAGATTCAATCTGTCAGAAGCCGCTAAAGCAATTTTGGGTGAAGGTTCTAAAGAAACCTTTGACGCAAACATTGCCGCAAAGCGTGGTCAACGTGAACTACACAACCCTGAAAAAGTTGGTGTTAGCAGACTACAAGCATCAGTCGCTTACGGCGAAAAAGATGCAGGTGTTGTAGGTCATTCACCAGAAGTTAACGATGAAGAATTGCCTGATTACCTAAAAGGTACTCCAAGTGCAACTCCTCCAGGTGCAACACCTCCAGTTGGTGCACAAAAAGACGGCGTTGGTGCTGCAAAACCACAAGGTCAACCACAAGAAACTATGGGTCGTAAAGATGTTATGCATCCAGAAACTCATACAGCAAGTCACATTGACCAAATTCGTGACCGTATTGCAGGCAAATTGCCAGCAAACACATTCGGCATGAACAAAGGTGCTACATTCCAACATTTTGATGGTACACATACCGCAGGCAATCAAGCACAACACGTTAACATGGAAGGCATTGATATGTCTGATGACGTTCGTGCATTGTTGGCAGGCGAAAACCTATCAGAAGAATTTGCTGCTAAAGCAACTACAATCTTCGAAGCTGCTGTTGCTGCTCGTGTACAAACAATCGCTGAACAAGTTGAACAACAATTGGTTGAACAATTTGACTCTGCTATCGAACAAGTTAAAGAAGATTTGGCATCCAAAGTTGATGACTATCTAAACTACATGGCAGAAGAATGGATGAAAGAAAACGAATTGGCAGTAGAAACAGGTCTACGTGCTGAAATCGCAGAAGATTTTATTGGTGCTCTACGCAATGTATTCGTTGAACACTATATTGATATTCCTGAAGACAAAGTTGATGTTGTTGCTGAGATGGCAGAAAAAGTCTCTGAATTAGAAGAACAACTAAACGAACAAATCAACCGCGGTGTTGAGTTGTCTAAAGAATTGAACGAACATAAAAAAGTTGAGGCAATCTACGCAGTGTGTGAAGGCCTATCGCAAACTCAAGTAGAAAAATTGAAATCACTCGCAGAGGGTGTGGATTTTACTACTGAAGAAGAATTTGCGGCAAAGTTGTCAACTCTAGTGGAATCATATTTCACCAAGACTGACGTAAAAATTGCAGACAATTCTGCTTTAGATGATGAAGTCCACATTGAAGAAGAAAAACAAACTACCAAGTCTGTTGATCCTTTGATGGAACAAGTCGTTGGCATTCTTAATAAAAGAATGTAATTCATAAATAAAAAATCAGTTTCACAAAAATAGGAGACATTCACATGTTCATGACAGAAGAACTACAAAAGAAATGGGCACCAGTTTTGGAGCATCCAGAACTAGAATCCATTAAAGATCCATACAAAAGAAGCGTAACTGCTTTGGTATTGGAAAACCAATCACAAGCTATGGCACAAGACCGCCGTATGTTGAACGAAACCGCTGACGGTGGTCCAACAAACGTTACTGGTTCTGGTATCAGCAACTTCGACCCAATCTTGATTAGCTTGGTTCGCCGTTCATTGCCTAACCTAATTGCTTATGATATCGCTGGTGTTCAACCAATGACTGGTCCTACAGGCCTTATCTTCGCAATGCGTGCTCGTTACAGCAACCAATCTGGTTCTGAAGCATTCTATAACGAAGCTAATACCATCTTCTCTGGTAACACTTCTTATAACAACTACGGTGCTTCTGGTGCTTACGGTGGCAATCAAGCATATCGTGGTGATTCAGGTGGCGTAAGCGACACATTGGCAAACACACAAACTGCTGTTGCAGCAGGTAACACAATCACAACCGGTACTGCAATGCCTACAAGCATCGCTGAATTCTTGGGTTCTGATTCTAACGCAGTTTTCCAACAAATGGCATTCTCTATTGAGAAAGTTACTGTTACTGCATCTAGCCGTGCATTGAAAGCTGAATATTCTCTAGAACTAGCACAAGACTTGAAAGCAATTCACGGTCTTGACGCTGAAACAGAATTGTCTAACATTCTGTCTACAGAAATTCTTGCTGAAATCAACCGTGAAGTTATCCGTACAGTTTA